GCGTAGAGAATCACCGTTGTTCAAGTAATCAATAATGATATTGTTACCAGCTGCTAACGTTTGAGTACCTGAAAGAGTAATCTCAAATCGTCCACGGCTATCTACTGTAGTACGAGTAGCTGTAACCTCAAGAGGCTCACGGATATCGTAGAAACCAATATCTAAAGCATCAAAGTTATTAGTACCATCGTAGTTAGTGATAGCTGCTGCACCACCTTCAAGATAAAGCGAGAGCGCTTCAATGGGGTTTGGAACCTCACTCGCAGCAAAGTTAGTTAATGTCCATTCGCCATTAATAAACTGCCAGCTTGCGCGACCCATATTAACTGTCGTTAGAGCACTAGGTAAAGGCCTATTGTCTGTAGTGACAGTGCCTGCACTCGCATCATAGAACCGTGTGACTACTTGCTGCGCATCCAAGATACCTGTATCAATCTCATCTGCGTCGATCTCAATACGGGTATTAGCACTAACATCAATAGCGTCACCTACAGCTGCCTCTGATGGAACACGATCTGTTTGACCACCATCAGCAGTACTACGAGCACTCTGAATAAACGGAGTAGTAGCAGAACCGGGAGGTACTAATCTCCACTCAGCTTCACCCTCATCAGTCCTAAGGAATTCTAAAAGCCTACCAGAGTTATCTGTTAAGTCTTCATCCGTAGTACCTGCTAAGTTTGCAGGTCCTACAACAGGCCATCCGATAAGAGCGTCAGTTAACCCAGTGCTTATCCGTGTATAGATATCAGATAAGTCAGCGCCCGGATTAGGGAATGAGATACCTGCTTGCTGGACAGAGAACTCAATAAACGCAGAACCATCATCTGTTGTTATTCGGCGATTGTTGATGTTATTAAAAGCATCATTACCAAAAAGACGAATAGTAGAACCAGTAATTTCATTATGCACTGAACCTGCTACGTTATCAATATAATCTGTTGATATCTGTGCAAGGACTCCAGCAACATCTTCTATTCCCCCATTAACAATATCAAATGTAAATGTATCTGCTACGTCAACTGTGAATGGAATATCTGTTGTTTGAATCTGATTAATAGTAATATCAAATGCAGTTACAAAATCAGCTGTTGTATCCGGACCAGTAATAACACCACCGGGATCTGTGATAGTTAATGTAGAATTTAGGTCCACTCCTAGAGGAGATGAAAAGATAAGATGATCTGTAATTGTTTCAGGGAATATTGAAAGGTTATCAATATCGGCTGCTTCAATTTGATCATTGATAAACTGATAAACCTCTTGGATACTACCGGGATTATCGATATTATCACCACCCGCACCATGGAAGGAAGGGAAGGTCATCGTAACAGGAGTTTCTACACCAAGAATATCAAAGGTGAAGTTTAATACTGTAGGATCACCAACAGCAACTACAGGGTCTCCGATGACTTCATTACTAAACCCGAAGCCCATTGAGTTGGTACCGGGTACAGAGACATCAATATCAAAAGTTAAGTTGTTAGCTTCTGCTGCACTTAAAGCATCTGGTGAGGCGACCCGTAGGGAGTCAGTCCCAACATCTACAACAGTCCACCGAACTGCTGGTGCATTAATAACTGTATCTGTTCCTGCTACAGTAGCAGTCCCGTTAAAGTATGCTTGAATAGCTTGTCTTACACGATCTCTTGTAGAGTTAGCTGCATTAGTAGCTTCAAGTGAAACAATATTATTCCGCCGCTGGCCTGTTGCATCTGTGTAGTCTATCCTTATTACGGTACCAAGAGAACCCTGTTCACCTTGTACAACATTTACGTTTGCATTGAAGTCTGATCCAAATGCGGCAGCATTAACTGTATCAGGTATAGTCTCTTGAGAACCCCCAATAACAACGTTACCAAATGCAATTGATGTTAACGTGATATCATAGTTCCCGTTAACTAATACAGCATCACTTACTATTAATCCCGGAATATTCATCCCTTGTAAAGCTGTTGCAATAGCTGGGGCAAATACAGATGCATCATCTGCAGGAGTTGTAGCATTACCCGGGTTTGTATCTACGACATAGTCGTTACCACCGAAGGTAATAGTCAGCCGGTTAGTAAACCCAATACCAGCAGGTGTATTAGTGAAGTCAGTTTCATCGGTAGTGAAGTTATCTCCCCCACCTGTACTGATAGTGTCAAAACGAACTCGTTGAGTGTTACCACCTGCAATCCATTCCATCTCAAATTGAATACGCCATGGGTCGGCATCAGTACTAAGTGTACGTGTGCCCGTTAATGGGATATCGTCTAAGTCTATAATCTGAATACGGAAACCGGGATCGCCATCAGCATTATCTGGGATATCAATAACTTCCCAGTTATCAGTCCCTAATACAGCGTTTAGCGACTGGTGTAATGTAGTTCCATCTGCTCTAGTAATACTTTGGTTAGGCGCAGTATCTGCAACACCATTAATAGCATTACGACAAATGTTACGTAACGCTTCGGGTGTACGTAGATCTGTTTGGGGATCAGCAGCTGGAATGTTTGCTTGGTTACGAGATGCTGATCCGAATTGAGCAGCAAACGTAAACGCTTCAGTTTCTCCGTTAGCATAATTAAATGTTAAGTCAAACCTAGACAAACGACATACAAGTGTATAGAAATTATCTGCAGTAAGGTCTGTAACGGGTCTGGTGAAGAAGATATTAAATCCCGAGTTAAACTGTCGTTCAACACCAAGGTTTGTATTCTCATTAATCCTAATTACAGCAGTTTCTTGTGTATTGTCTACATTAGAGGATGCACCATCTACTTCAAAAGTATTAGTATAAGGAACAGCATCTGTAGTAGCTTCACCAGATAGTACTAAGTCATCGAACTCTAACCTGTATGATCCACGTGTAGAAGTTGGTACTCGTGATGGAGACCATGTGTCTGTATCAGAGTCAAATACTAGAGAGGATCCTGAGGGAGCACTTAGATCACCCTCAACGTTACGTAACTGTTCCACGCCAAGACCTGTTGAGACACGCTCAATAACTCGGTCATTAGCTAGAGATGCGAAAGTATCCGTTTGGTCATCTTGAGTAAAGTCCTGAATAGCACGATACAAGTTAGTATCTACAAGATTCAAAATGAAGTCACCGATCTGATAATCTTCACCATCTACCAATGTACGAATTACGTCTGCATCACCACCAGTAGTGCCCTCACCAATCTCTCGCCATGTGGCATTTGTCTCTCCGGGGATAGGAGGAGCTACACCAGTAGATGTATCTCCGACTGCGAGGATATTGTAATATACCCGACCACCCTGAGAGATCACGTCTCCTCGTTGGTATGTCTCCGTTGCTGAGTACTCAGGAGTATTGTATATGAAGTCTACAAAGCGCGCATTAATAGGCGCTGTAAAGTTAATTGCCATTAATCAATCCTCACTGCCACGTTAACATCGGGGTTAACCCCGGCACCACCAATACGAAGTTGGAATACCCTATATGGAAGACCATTATTAGCACTATCATTAATAGTTCTAATATCTGTATTTGTAATCACATCTGAGAAGAAACCACCAGTACCTACCTGTAAAGTCGTAGGACTTAAAGAATCCGGCAGTGCAATTAGAATACGACCACCACCTGCAAGTTCTGCTGGGGTGAAGCTGAATACGTGAGGTAGCTCAGTAATATTCTGTTCCATCTCGTTAAGTGCTAAGATATCCGCTACTTGAACAGTATCTGTAGCATCGTAATCTGCTGTGTCTACTACCCAGTAAGATAACGCTTGAGGCGTCCTCACTGTAAATTGAGCTGTACGTTCACGTGCTGCTGTAGATAAAGTCGCATGAGATCCCTCGAGATCCGCTGAGACTGTATAATTACCAGCAACTGTTGGAACGTTAGTAAATGTAAATGTCTGAGTTGTAGCTGCTGCATTCAATACACCAGTTACTGTAGCACCATTGAATACCCCAGAGACAGCTGTGAATGTCCAGCCATCATCAATAGAAGCTTGAGTCAAAGAGACTGTAGCTGTTAATGTAGTTGGTACTGTGTCTCCAATGGTGTACCCATTGCTGCTCAGTGTCATCACCCCAGGTTGGAAACCCGGATGCTGCACTGGACGGTTATCGTCAATCAGACCTTCAATGTAATCCTCTAGGATACCACTCTCTAAGTATTGCTCTAGAGTATCTCCAAGTTGATAGAGGTTCACACCTTCATAAAATGTATCGTTTGTTGCTGCTGCATCAGCGTCAGCATCGGCTGCATAACCCAGACCGGGTAATGCTAGTCCACCGATACGACCTGCTAGTGGCAGTTGGTCTTGGATACCAGCAGCATTCTGTAAGATAAAGATTGTATCTGCACCACGTATCTGATCATCCCTCAAGCCAGCACGTAGATGTACTGCATAGGTTCCTACAGGAGGTGGAGTAGACGTAGTAACGAACATACCCTGCGAACGGTCCCAACGTAGGTCAACCCCACGGATAATCCCATTCACTGCACGCCATAACCGATCACCACCTACAGCGTACTCATAATGCTGGAAGTTACTAGCTGCATCTCCCGGTGGGACGTTGTTATATGGCATACCATCAATAGTAACTACAGTACGAGTCAGAGGGGTATATCCCTGCCATTCACCGAGTTCCAGTACCTGACTACGAGCTGCATCAATAACATCAGCTAACGTTGCGAGATCGTCTGAATCAGTAGTGGCATCAGGAATTGTACGGCCTTTAGCAAATACAAGAGATTCTAAACTTGTTTCCCGTAGGTATAGCTCATCCTCATCAATAGAGAGATGATCTTGGAATTCATTAAGCTGAGCTGATAAAGCTGCCATACCTGTTCCACCACCCATAAGGAAGGGGACATCAATAAGATCTGACGTGCCATCATCATAGTTAATAGTAAGACGCGTCAACTCTTGCGCAGTAATAACCTGATCAGTTACGTTCTGAATACTACGGCCACGTGGTCCAGTAGCTCCATCTGTGCCGGGAATACCTTGTACCCCTTGTACACCAGCAGGAACAGTGAAGTCCTGAGTAGTACCATCAGTGAAGTTAATAGTAGCAGTATAGCTAGTACCGAGAGTTGTAGTAGCAGGTACAGTAACAGAAGCAATCCCATTACCTGTAGCACCATCCATACCCGGATCACCTTGTGCTCCACGGTCTCCATCATTACCACGCTGCCCCATAGGACCAGCAGGTAAGTTGATATCAGATGTGGTACCGTCAGTAAAGGTTACTGTAGCTGTACTTGACATTCCAACAGGAGGGTTAAGTGGAGCTGTTACACTCTGGATGCCTCGACCAGCCATACCGGGAGGTCCATCAGGACCCGGACCACCGTCCATCCCGGGAGGACCAGTAAGATCAGAAGTAGTTACAGAACCAGTAGCACCATATGAGATAGTCAGTGTACCATCTCCATTATCTACTACGTTAGTAATGCCGGGACCTTGTGGGCCAACAGGACCCTCAACCCCTCGTGCTCCGGGTTGTCCACGGTTTACACGGAAGGTTTGAGTAGTACCATCAGTAAGGGTAACTGTTACGATAGTATTATTGTTAGCATCATCTACGCCAACTACACTCATCACACCTACACCATCATTACCAGTTCCTCCGGTTGTCCCCGGGGGTACATCGAAGGTCTGAGTGGTACCGTCTGTTAATGTAACAGTAACTGTAGTATTAGTTCCTACAACAGGAGCTGAACCAACCACAGACATGACACTTACGCCTTGGTCTCCTTGCTCACCACGTTGGACTATATATGTGTCAGATGTATTGTCGCTATACGATACTGTGACAAGAGTATTACCATCTGTCTGCACTACACCAGCGATATCATCGATACCACGACCGTCATTACCGGGTAAACCCATCGGTCCTTGTGGACCTTCAGAGCCTTGAGCACCGGTAGTAATTGTGAAAGTCTGTGTAGTACCATCAGTATACGTAATAGTAAGCGTAGTATTCTGACCCGGCATAGGGCTTTCAGGGTTAGCTGTGATACTTCTAATACCACGACCCGCAGGTCCAGTAGGACCTACAGCTCCACCACCTGTGGGTGTCGTAAAGGCACTGGCGAACTCACCGCCTAGGGATGAATCGTTGGTAGTGGTTAAGCCTTGCGCTTGCTCTTCAGTTGAGACTGGAGCATCGCCACCACCGAATGCACCACCTAATGAGTTAGTTGCCATATGCTACCTCCTTAAATTCTACCAAACCCGTTGTAATGGACTTGGACGTTACCACCAGATGCCTTACGAGTCTTCTCTTCCATGTTCAGTTCTTCGATTGATTCACGGAACCTGACCATATATTTCTGAGCTTGGTCATCTTCTTGTAGATAATCAAAGCTTCGGAAGAGTGCGCCATACAGAAGCACACGCTCGTTCTGATCTTTCAGCCAGTTAGCTGACTCAGTGGTTGATCGGACATACTGTCGGGGATCATGTTGATCTCCATCTGTAGTTAATACCTCAGTATATGTCCTTTGCTCTAGTCGTGACAACATCGCATAGTCTTCTTGCTCAACCAGCTCATATCCAGCGGGAGCAGTAGTATATGCGTCGTCTACTCGACTAATAGATGTAGGTACTGATAGGCGAGCATCAAGTGCTGGTAACCGACGGTAATAGTGTAACTCAAATACCATACCGGTGTTTAAGAAACCACCGAGTAGTAAGTTGTTACCATGCCGTGTCCAGAAACTCTCTGAGACCTTATCAGCGTAGAAATCGTAGAATGTACGGATATCTGTCTTCTCATTAAAGACGATATCAGACCTAAAGCTTACAGTATCAAATACTGGTAAGTAGTTAGGGTTAGCTGTAGTTCCTACGTTCTCTACTCGAATTCTGTCCTGCTCATCTCGCATGACTGAGCCACGCGCTCTGAGATGGATAAATGATACAGCATCACCCGGTACAGGGATCTCTACTGTATTATATTGAAGATTACTTGTAGGCTGAGCGATCTCACCTACAGCAATATTGCTAGCTGTTACTACGGTATCTGTCCCATCGATAACGTATGTTTCAGCTGCACCAGTGTCATTTACAACGTAATACGTCGTATGCTCCAATGGTGGAATCATCAACCTCCGATACGCCTCATCAGCTGCATACCGGAGGGATGATTGGATGATCGTGTCCGGCAATGCAGAAGAATCCCGGTTAGACCAATCACGGACTAGATCCGTTAGTTCATCATATGTGATTGCCATACACCCTCCTAATAAGACATTAAGTGCGGATACTCTGTCTTAATAATTGTTAATACCTTACGAACCTTATCACGGTCGTTCATAAACGTTTGATCGTGAATATCAATACCATACTTATGTAGGATATCAATTGCTACAATATCAGGAATAGTACAAGCTTTCTTATACCCCATATCCCTCTTATATACAGCTTCACGGTCTAGTTTAGCTTGCTCAATGAATGGCTTCTCGTCTTGATAGACTTTCCATTCTTTTGTATTCTCGTCCAGTCCTCCTGTCATTCCTCCTTCAGAGCCAACGACATGTTGATCATGCTTACTCATTATTCACTAATCGCCACAAATCGACCTGACTTACCGATATAACCTAAGGTTGCATTGGTTAGAGTCACAGCGTTGGTAGTCGCACCACCACCGGTGTTAATGAACCGAGCGTTCTGAATAGAGTAACCACTTGGCAGAGTTGAATCGATCTGTTGCCAAGTGCAACGATCAGCAGGGAATAAATTAAATACTGCACCAGTAGCTGCAGGGATACCACGATCCGCCGCGTTCTGGGCTCGAATTACCATCATATCCTATACCTCCTAATAGAATAAAAAGAAAGGGGCCCGTAGGCCCCAATCAGCGATTAACGCAAGTTGTAAATAGCACCACAACCAATGGGGTTCTTAACTTCCAACGTGCACTCTTCGACCATCATGCCGATGGTTGAGTCACCACGCTGTCCGACATCTACTTCCTGCAGAGGACGTAGAGTAGCCAGTGAGAACCACTGAGGATCGTAGACCAAAGCAGTAGCGTCTGCAGTGTCATCGTTAGCAGTAGCACTAGTTGATAGACCCATGATGTAGTTCGGAACTACCATCAAGTCACCGAAGTCTGACATGTAGATATCTACTGACTGACGCAGCTTACCATCCATATCGATGTTACGACGAACACCAGAATCAGTAACCATCAAGTCAGAGAAGTCACGGCGTAGCTTTGGAGATACCATGATCTTAGTAGCCTTACCACCTTCCTCATAGATCTTCTGCATTACACTATCGATCTCAGACAAGCTTAGTGCACGACGAGCAGCTTCGTTAACCAGTACAGGAACAAAGCGACCAGTACCAGCTTGGCTAGCGTCCTGTGCGGGGGTATCATCAGTTGCGTCCGCATCCAAGTAGTTGGTAGCACGGTCGGTAACTGCAGTGTAAGTAGCAGTAGTAGATGACAAACCTTCACAGGTTGCTACGTCGTTGATCCACGCCTGATAGCCACCGAATGAACGAGCAGTAGATGTTGATGCAGCATCAGCTACCTGATAAGTGCCGATCAAGTCACGCTCAACGTCCCGGCGCAATTCAGTACCACGCTTCTTCAGCTGGTACGCATATTCGTCTGCAACACCTGCCTGATCAATAGCACGACGAGTACCAGAGACAGCGATAGTCTTACCGTTGATCTGGGTGTAGTTACCCAAACGAGCACGGTTAGGTCCAACTACGTTGAACTCAGGACCGGTTGCCTGAGCCATACCACCTCCAAGACCAGCAGTCGAGCCCGGGATTACGTAGTCAGTACCTTCTGAGATACGAGAGTTACCCGGAGCTTGCAGTTCGTCAGTCTGCCACTCGTGGAAGATAGCAGTAGCTTTTGTCTTGCCGATAGACGACATGAAGGGGGTTTCATCACGAGTAATCATCGAGATGAAGTTTGCTAGGTCCTCGCGCTGAGAAACCGTGTTGTTTGACAGACCTGATTGGATATCAGTACCTGCACGACCTGTGGTTACACCACGTCCTGAAATAACAGCCATTATAGCCTCCTAATTTAACTTCCTAAAGATTTAGCTGCATATTGACGGAGGAAAGCCATTTGATCTTCTTGCGAAGCATCTTCTTTGAAAGCACGTGCCTTGACCATCTTATCCGCATCTTGCTTTTTCTTAGCAGCGGTTTTGGCCTTCTTAGCAGGGACAGACTTCTTCGCAGGCACAGCCTTACGCTTAGCCTCTCCCTTCTTAACACCTTGCTTGAGAACGCGATAATCGTTAAGTACTTTGACAACAGCCGGATCGGTAATGTTATCAACGACAACCTCAGGTAAGCCTTCGCCTACCGCAAAGTCTCGGATCTCTTTAGCCACGGTTTCGTCAAACCCCGGCACAAACGATTCGATGTTGTCTTGGAAGTATTCAATTTGCTTCCTCCACGCTTCCTGCTGCACGGCTTCTTGCTGTTCTTTCAGCTTAGCCTGCAAACCTTCACGTTGCTTACGAGCATTCCAATACTTCTTCTGTACCTGTTCACGCTTATCTTTTAGTTCACCTACTTCATAGGTATCACCTTCTTCACGTGCCTTCTCAATCTTTGCTTCAATATCATGGTATTCTTTAGACAGGTTCTGTTCCTGTCCCATCAATACTGCAGCTGATGCTTGGCCCAGTTCATTAACTTGAGCAAGAGCTTGTTCACGCTCTTCCTCCAGGGCTTTCTTAGCATCGCCTAGTTCACGACCTTTCTTACTAAGTGAGGCATCCGTTTGATATCCCTTTAAGAGATCTTCGAATGAGACATCCATTTCCTCGCCATCAATCTTGACTCGTACTTTGGCTTCTAAATCTAGGTCATCAGCAGCGTAGACATCAGGTTCTTCGGTAGCGCCTTCCGGGGCATCTTCTCCTTCAGTTTCCTCTACTTCTTCCTCTAGTTCCTCTTCAGCAGCTTCCTCAGATTCTTCTTGGTCGTATTCTTCTTCATCTGATTCAGCTTCGTCGAGAACTTCGTCTTGTTCTTCAGGTAGCGGTTCTGGCGCACCACCAACCTCTTGCATAAGAGGGCTGTTGGCCATAACGGCATCTAACAAGGCTTGTTCTGACATTTCGCCACTTCCATCTCCGTGATCCATATCGGGTACAGTTTGATCTTCAGTTGACATAATTCCTCCTTACTTCGCAGCTGTTTTCTTGGGAGCAGCTTTAGGTTTCATAGCTGCCTCGTAACGATCCTTCATAGCATATAAGCTTTCAAGGTGCTGCGAATTTAGTTTTGCTTTACCAGAGCTGCGCATAGCGTCGAACTCTAGTAAATTAATCATTTGAGTTACGTTATGTAGTAACTCCTCATAGTTAATCTTGTGCATTTCCATTGTCCTCCAAATGCGGTACGTTCTTGCCGTACATTTCATATTGAGCTAACTTGCTCTTAACATCTCCCAAAGCTAAGACACAAGAGTAGATAAACTCTCGTGCCTTATGCTCATGGGGCTCAGTGCGTAGGAACTGAAGATAGTAATCTACCATCAGTTCCCCGTAAGCACCAGTGAAAAACTCTTCTCGCTGTCTACTAGCGAACTCAGCTTTCACCAATGCTTCTTTAGCCTGTAAATCTGGATGCATCCCTTTCAGCTTCTTCTCAGCTGGCCCACGGTACTTTTCCATTAGAAGTTTGCTGCTAAGTTCACAGCTGCACGAGTAGTAACTGAGATGCGATTATTAGACGCATTAACAGTATCTACAGGAAACGCAGTTCCATGCGCAGTACGAGCAGTCAGAGTTAAACCCTGAGCAGCGGTGTGGTTATTAACGAGTGTGATGTCCACAGTCTCACCACCTTCTAAATGTAGTACAGTGTTAGTGAAACGTTCGGGACGATGGGTCTCAGCAGTACTTGCTGCCTCCCGGAATGCTACAGCAGCAGCGCCAGCAGCAACTGCTCCAGATAGAGTGATCTCTACACCGACCTTAGTTTCGTTTGCGATAACAATATCTGTTGTGCCAGCAGCAGCTACCGTAGCATTTGTAGTAAGAGGCGCAGCAGTACCGTCAGTGCGCAAAGTTATGATTGCCATTATTGTGGCCCTCCTTGTTGATTAGATTGAGGCGGCTGCTGAGGAGCGGGCGCCTGTTGGGTTGTTTGTAAGAGCTGATTCGCCATCATCAGGATAGTCTGATAATCCGGACGGGGTGGTAGCTCAGCCCCTTCTTTAACCGACTTAATCTGGAGGTCGGCCCACTCCTGGAAGTGTTTATCGATAGACACAGCCAATTGCTTAGCGTTGTCATCGTTAACGTTCTTAGTCTGAGCAGCAGTATAAGCGACGTTAGCTTCTGCCAATGCAGCATCAGCCTGAGCCTTACGGTTCATTAGCTCTTGCTCCATCTGAGCACGCTGGCTCTGTTCTTGGCTAGCTTGCTGCGCACGCTGCTTGAACTCGTCTGTAGTGTAGTCTTCTAAGAAGTCGTTACTATCTAGACCCATAGACTCTAGCAACATAGTGGCTAGCATAGCCGGCGCATCAGGTTTAATAACCATACCCTGGCCTTGCTGGTTTAGAGCAGGTAAGATCTGACCACCTACTTGCTGTAACTTCTGGATCATGTTAGCATTTGAGTTCTCACCCAGGTCTACGAAGATCTCGCAGTCCATATCTTTGGGTAGAGTTTTAGGATCAATAGTAGAGTATACACCCTTGAAGTTGATCTTCATCTCGTTCATGCTAGAGCGCATCATCATATATACACCTGAGCACAGACGCTTAAGTCCAGTCTCAGCAAATCGACGGGCAATATGTTGAACCCGCTTCTGAGATGCAGACTGGATAGCCTGTAGCTTAGTCTCACTATTACCAGATACGTACAATGTATCATTCAGACCTTGTGCAGCCTTAGACATACCAGTCGCCTGTTCTTTAATAAGCTGCAAATGCTCTAGCAATGGTACCGTACCTGTGGAGATTGTCTCCGGAGGCAGAGGTGCAACCGCAGCTGCGGGGTTTCCGTTAGTAGGAATGATCTGCTTCGGCTTCATATTCTGCAATGCAGAGAAATCTACTACGTTCGGGTCCGCAAGCTTAGGACTATAGTTAGTGAGATACGTATTCTCTACGAATCCACGCAGGATAGCGGTAGATGCTAGGGTAGAACTACGGGTCATGTCCGCAACAGACAGACCATAGAACTCATATGGAATATCGATCGGCGATAATGACGCCAATGGGATCATATCAACGTAATCTTCCGACAATATGTGGGAACCAGCAATAATGAAGTGCTTAAGTTCCGCAATACCGTCGCCATCACGGTCCACACGGATCCAACATTCGGTAATTGTTACTTCTCGGTTGGCTTCAAGCGGATATAGGTCCTCTGATACGCTACCTTGCCAGTATTCCTGGCCAGTCACGAACTTACGAGCCGCAATATCCTCCGAATACCGCGCATTACCCAGCCATTCTTCCGTATGACCTAGCTCATCCCACTCTTCATCGCCTATTTCGGCCGCAACTTCCGGCCACCACTTACGAATATCGCTACGAGACATAGAAACCTGGATACCAACGAACGCAGCATCGTCAATCGACTGCGCATCACGGGAAATACGGAAGGATTCCGGGGGAATATTGGTAATCTTCACCCGACTTTTGTCGATATTCTCTTTAATCTTTACATTTACGTACGTGAGTTCCGCACCACCGAGGTCATCTAACTCATTCTCGTACTCTAAATCCCCAATAATTTCCATATTGTCGTTAGCGAGGATTTCATCTAGCCGTTGCTGGGAGATTTTCTCGTATTCCATCACATCAGCATCGTAATCTTCTACATATTCCCACCGGATTATAGAGTTCTTCCAGAGAAGAGCAGACTTAATCCAGGTTTGTAGGGTTTCCCAGCCGTTGTTCTGCTTAAAAAGACAATAATTAGTTAGCTTACTAGCCTGATGAGCTGCCATATGAGCAGCAGGAGTGTCATCGTAAGGGACAAATCTAGCTAACTTCTGATTATTGAGGAATAAATCTGCTATCAAAGCTGTATAAGCCTCTACTGTTTCAGTTGTTGAGGTGTCAACAATAGTAGAAACGCCCTGTGGAGCTAGGTGAAACTCCGGTACTCCAGCGAATTCGTACGTAGATCGTAGTCGTTCGCGAGTTAGATCAGACGAATTAAGCCAATCACCTACTGAATTCTGTACTCCAGACTCAATAAGGTTGATCAGTTGCTCATCTGTCACCTCTGTTTTGTAGGAATGACCACCTCCCGCGTTGGGATATTGGCCACTATAGTCTCTAGCCATTACTTCCTCCACATAATCTTACGGGATCCTTGGAGTTCGCTCGAAGAATACTGGCCCGGTTTCGTCATCTCCCGGGCTTTTTCCTTTCCCGGCTTATCTTCCTTTTGCGGCTGAACCGCTTGTTCATTATATCGCATCTTGGATACCTCTCTATCTAACGGCAACAGCCTGAATTTGAGCCCTTTAGGCGGGCGAGACCCCCGGTGCTTCTAGGGTTACTATCCTTTGCTTCACCACCATGGTTGAATGAAGGAGAGGGTAAGGTAGCCAGAACGAATATATGCACCCTCTCAACTGCACTGTGGTTTCGTGTTCCACGCACTCCGCTCAAGAATATTGACCGACGACACTAGATGTCGGCAACGAAAATTATTAGGGAAACTCTGCTATGGCTGCTCTCACCGGTTCCTTTGCAGGTACGGCAGAGCTTCCCTAAAAATAGCATACACTCCCACCCGGTATGCTAGCGGGCTGAGGACAATGGGAAATCTAGAACCACTGGGTATCGTCAGGCTTCCACTGTGCCATCTTATGTTTCCATCCCACATTAGTATTCTGCAGGCGGTCCCAATGGGTCCGTAAGACCTCGCATCCCATGGCTAATGCCATCACAGTGTCATCATGACACCCTGGGGCTGCTTCTGTTTTTCCTGTGTCAGTAGAGACATAATCCTTCATTTCCTGGATTATCACTGCTGACGGTATCATCACTTCTTCGTTTTCAACGAGGTTTTTGAGATTACCGATGATTGCTGGCTTTGTAGCTGATGTAGTACGGAAGCCCAATCTTTCTCCTTCCTCGTTGGATACATTAGCGATCTTGGTCTGTTTGTAGAGGTTGACATACTGCATACTCTCCAACTTCTGTAGAGTTGCAATGCCCATACTGTTGCTCTCTACACACATGAACGCATTATTATAGTAGCGTCCTAAGTAGAATAGGAGTTCACCGAAGAGGGATGGGTCAACCCGGTTATCCCTGTACATAGCAACAACTCTATATTGGTTGTCTAATACTATAGCACATGAGTAGTCCTGTCCTACACCCAAAGCGACATCAGCCGCAATGATATAATTAGTGTCCCAGTCTGGGTATTCCCAGTGGACTAGCTTACCTTCTCGCATTGGATCAAACGTTTTCGAATTAACATCATACGCCGCTTGTTTAACTGGAGCCTGTGGTATAAGCTTATCGAGTTTTTCCACGTTGAAGACGTTTGCGCCTGAAACGATAAAAGCCTCATCCGCTGATGCAGGATACTCCTGTTTGAATTTGAGCTCACCACCCTCTGCAATCTTAAGTCTACGCCAATATAGTTGACCCAATGTGAGATCGTATTTCTCTTGAAGCTTCTCCTCTTCGACCGACAACTCCATTCCGTCAGGAGGGGTTCTCGTATATTCTTTAGTCCAGAACCAAGGGAGGAATATAGGTATATACTCGTTCTCCCCGGCGACAGCCCCTTTCCATAATCTATAGAATTCTCCCTGTGCACCGTTCGCAGTGCTTTCAAGGATGACTTCCGTATCGGCCGCTTGCGATATTCCCTGGAAAAGACCGGCGAGGATCTTTTCATCATGCTGCCAGAATGCAACTTCGGAGAGATGAGCGATAGTAGGCGTGGTGCCGCGACCAGCTTCCGGCGACCCCGCGGTGTAAAGACGATAACTTCCTTTTGCTTCATTATCTTTATAAGCCGGCGATCTGATAACAATCTCTTTAGCGTTTGATTTCTCCTCATCAGGCTTCAACTCCCCTGCCATATTCTTAATTAAGTTCTTAGACATATTAAAGAGAGCGTCAGATGTGGCTGAGTCGTGAGCCATCACTACAGACCTAGTATGGGATAGGAAGTAGGTTTTCCAGAACACTCGTCCCGCACAGTAGGTGGATATCCCCTGTTGCCTCGCTTTGAGGATAATAGCTCTCACCTTCCCTGTTTTACGTCTCTGTTCTTCTAATTTCTCTGTAATATAGATCTGTGCATCATTAAGTTCAAAAGGGACAAACCCTTGAGTCGCATCCTTCGTAATAATCTGTATTTGCTCCTTAGCGAACTTGGGGAAGTCCTGGGAGTATTCCTTTAATTTTTGTCTCTTCTCAAGTTCTTGGAGTAGTTCTAGTTTTTCTATCTTGTCCATAGTGTCCTCATATAACTTAGTGGGCCCCTGAGGACCTGGGAGGGCTCCTTCTCTCAGTCTATAGATAAAGTAAGGTAATATATAGGTACCCCAATAGAATCCCATGGCCCCCAATGTTCATATTGGGTCTCCATATAGGTGTCCATTGAGTATAATATATAGTTATAACAATTAATATAGCGGGAATATGGGTATATGGGTGGATATATGGGGAT